GAGAAAGGCAAATTAGAAAAAAGATTGAATTCCCTCTAATGTATATGTGTTCTCATGTCCACACTCCGAACATTTAAAAGTAACTGTATATTTTAGTGTTGGTTGATTTTTAACAAAATTCTGAATTTCTTCTAAATTTTTATGAGTAAAAGAATCGATGAAAGCATCTAGTTCTTCTTTACTGACACTATCAACAGAATATACACTTTTTTCATCATATATTGTTTCGATTACTGAAGATATGACTGAGTTAATGTTATTCTGATCTAGTTTTCCTAATCTCTTGATTGAAACGGGAGAAAGAGTTACACCAACACCCTCAGCTAATTCAATAGTATTGTCCGGAATATTTTCTGGAAAATCAACATAAACATCCTGAAGATTGATGGTCACTTTATTTTTAGCCCCACACTTCTCACACGCCAAAGAAAAATTACTAGTTTCTCCTACACTCTTTTCTCTTAATTTCAGAAGAATATATTCCAAATCATAAGTGAATAAAGAATCTACGTCTATTTTTCCAAACGTACATGCTTTTATTATTTCTTTGATTGACGATTCTATTTGAGAAGCATCATCTGATTCTTGTGCAATCATAAGTATCTTCTCTTCCCTCACAAGGAAAGGACGATACTGCAATTTCTTTTTAGTCGAAGGTACAACTAGGTCGTACTTCGGCGCTTCTAATACTGGTAATGGCATAATCTATATTAATCTATTAAGCACGCCTCCAATTACATTTTTAACACCACCGATGGAGGAGGCAATTGATCCTTCGGTTTCATAATCTTCGTATGTCATTGTGACATTCAATTTTTGGGTTTCCGCTGATGTGTTACTCAACTCAATTGTATTTACCGTTACTGGAAAGGCGTTTTTCAATTTAACACCATATATCGGAACGTTCTGCTGATTTAACTGTTGTATTGTTACGTCAGTTACAAATTCTTTTCTGTAAGCAACCTGATATGTTTCAGGATCTATAACTAAACTTGTCCAACGATCAAAAAGTTTTTTCATATGATAATCGTTGGTCAGGTGAAAGACAAAGTTCACATCTTCATTAAAGTATCCTTGTGGTTCTTTTATGGATTGTCGATAGTTCAGGCTCTGATGATCGAGAGTTTGTATCTGCCGGCCAGGCAACGAACAACTCTCACAAAGAAGTGAAATATCTCTTGGATCGTTTACAAGTTGTGATGGCCCAAAGTTACCACTCAAAAGATTACTTGCTACATTCTGCAAGTCTAAGTTCAAGAGAGTTTGCGATGGAGGAGTCATGAAGATCGCGAACCGATTCGCCGGAGCCAATCCGCTTCTTCGACTCACCACTGACTTGAAGTCATCTATCGTTGTTGGACTTATTGTACCTTGAATTTTTTTAACTAAAGACATTATGCTATAAGTTTACGTGATTTTCTCCAGACAGTTTGTCTCTTGTTTTTTACAAACTGGTCGGTCGGCATGAAGAGTGCGGCCTCCCATTCGGTCGCCGGAACTTCTGATACTCTTGATTTAATGTTTGAGGTAAGATATCTTTTGAAACAGGGTTCGAACTCTTTGAGTTTACTAGCTCCAGACAAAAGACCATAGGATAGACGAAATTTTGTACTGCGATTGTATTTCTTGTTGGTCATGTAATCCATCAACTTATCAAAGAATATCGCCCTTCTCTTTGGATCGAGATAGTGGAGATTCAACCCATAGAAACCTTTTGGTGCTCTATCAACCATAATGATAAGTGGAAACTTATCGTAGTATGGAAGAGTCTCTTTGGTCTTTGGATCGTAGAAGTACATAAACATCCGGCCAGTGAGAGGTTTGTTCACCTTGATCAAATTCTCGTCTTTCAGTATCTTATTTCTACTAATTTTAGTGATACTACTGAGGCGATTTTTAAACCACTTCAGAGACTCTTCGGTTCGAGGTTGAACACCTGAACGAAAAGCATCTGCTTGTAATTTGTCAAAAAAAGATACGGCCATGTATCTATTTATATGATTACGTCAACAATTTAATCCCCATTCCCTTCAAAGTTTCTTCTGTCCATATCTGAAAGATGATGCCTCGATCTGCACAGTATTCTTCAGCAGCCTCCCACTTTGAGGTGTTCTTGATGTAGGTCATTACTTCGTTAAGGTAACGTTTTGTTTTTCGAGACCGTTCTCGGGGTGGAACAGTCTCCTTCTTTGGTTTGATTTCAATCAGATACTCCTTATCCTTTGTTTTGATGTAAACATCCGGAAAGTATCTATGACGCTTTCTATCGGTCTTGCATCGATATGGGACGATAATCTCTTCACTTGACCACCGAAGAACACTTGGATTTTCATCACACCAACGAAAAACTTGTCTCTCCCACAAGGATCTAAAGATAACTTGCGTTGGATTACCTTTATACTTGTCTGGATTCTTTACTTTATATCTCCCACTATATGCCATTTTTTCTTATAAATAAGAACAGAATCTATTTATCTATGCCACTACCAATCAAATTATCGGGTCTCGGAAAACAAGCTAATGTGTTAGTAAGAAACGCTGGTTCACAGTTGTCATCATCGGTTTCCGACATCGGAAAAAATTTGACGAAATCAAAACTCAATGTACCGGAGTATCTTGCTTCAAACAATACTGATGGATTACTTTATCCTTTGGTATTACGAGGTCAACCAAACGTAAATATCATTGAGTTCAAGGCGTTTGAAAATACAGGACAGGGTATCAAACAACACCACATCTGGTTTCCTTGTCCAGCAAATATTGCAATCAATGATTCCGCAACATACAACACAATCGATCTTGGAGCTCTTGGAGGAGCAGGTGCCGCGAGTGTCCAGAGTGCATTGTCAGAAGGATCGGGTGTTTCTGGAATTGCAAGTGGAGTAGGTAATCAAATATCAGAGGCCAGAGCAAATTTCAAAACTGGAGAATTAGGTGCAGCAGCCACTCAATTGTTACCGTTTAGTGACGAAGTTTTTGGTGCAGCAAAACTTGCGTCAAGAGTTCTTCTCAATCCAAATACCAATACCACATTTAGTGGAAACGCAATACGATCTTTTACTTTTGCATTTAAGATGATTGCACATTCTCCCGAAGAAGCAGAAATGATTCGAAAGATTCATTCAAAATTCAGATCATTCACTTACGCAGATTCTCGATCTAATGCACAAAGTTTGGTTCTTGCCTTTCCTC